TTTTTACTAGACGACTACTTTGAAATTCCACCGATGATTGAAGACCCTGATAAGGGCGACGGACCCGACGAATCAGACCCTGTAGACCCTGTAGACCCTGTAGATCCTGTAGACACCACAGATCCTACAGATCCTACAGATCCTACAGATCCTACAGATCCTGATGTAGACACTGACGACGATACAGATACTGATGAAGACACTGATGATGATACTTCAGTTGCAGATCTCTTTAGTGACGTACTAGGAGAATCAGAGCAAAGAATCTTACAGGGTATTATTGACGCTGGTTACGCTACTCCTGATGACATTACAACAGCGCTTGAAGAAGCTAACCTACTAACAGCAGAAAACTTAAGAACTACTTTAGAAGCTTCTGGATTTGCTACTCCTCAAGACATTGCTGATGCGTTTACTAATGCAGGTTTAGCAACACCTCAAGATGTTACAGATGCGATAGCAGCGGCAGGTTTAGCAACACCGCAAGATATTATTGATGCACTAGACTCTTTTGGTTTTACTGACGCGCAACTTGAGCAGATTGTTGGAGCGCTCCCTGAAAATTTAAGTTTAACAGATTTAAATGACGCATTAAGCACAGCATTATCAGGCATTGCATTAGGTACTGATTTAGACGACGCTACAACCACTATTGTTGATGCTGTTGGTGGACTTGACATTGCAAGCCCAGACGACATTAGAACAATATTATCTGGATATGGGTTTACTGATGAACAGCTAGATCAAATTGCTGGTGTAATTCCTGAAGGTTTAACTTTAGCAGAACTTAATGAGTCCTTAGCTACTTCTCTTTCTGGTATTGCATTAGGTACTGACTTAAACGATGCTACAACTACTATTGTTGATGCAATAGGTGGTTTAAGTTTTGCTACAGCAGAAGACGTAAGAACTGCTCTGTCAGAGTTTAACTTTACAGAAGACCAGCTAAATCAAATCTCTGATTTAATACCCGACACATTAAGAAGCGGGGAAGTAAACGAGTTGTTGTCTACTGCGCTTACTGGTATTTCAAGACAAGAAGACATAGACACAGCCTTTGCTACTTTAACAACAAACTTAGGTGAAGGAGTCCGTGGTTTAGAAACTGGACAAGAAGAAATACTTACAGGACAAACTCGAATAGGAGAAGAAGTCCAAAGTGTTGAAGACTTAATTATGTCTAGTACAGGGCTTCTTACTGCACTAGGTGCTGCGGGTCTTGGTGGTGGTGCTTCACGTCCTGCTGCTAGACCCTTTAGACAATTTAAAGAAACATTTGACTATGCACCTCAAGAAGTAAAACCAGTAGAAACAAAATCAATGGACTATAATAAAGAAGTTGACAGGTTATTAACAATGGGTATGGGCGGTAAAAAACCGGGAATGTTAGTATGACGTATTTAAATTTAGTAAACAATGTACTACGTAGGATGCGTGAAGACGAAGTAACGTCTGTACAAGACAGCACCTACAGTAAAATGGTAGGTGATTTTGTTAATGACGCTAAAAGGACTATAGAAGACTCTTGGGACTGGTCGGCGTTGCGTACTACATTAACAATTACAACTACTGCTGATGTTTTTAACTATGTACTAACTGGTAGTCAGAACAGGATCAAAGCTTTAAATGTTATTAACGACACTGCTAACTTGTTTATGGAGTACCAAACAGCAACATTCTTTGATGAAGCTTACTTAATTTCTGATGCTCGTAAGAGTGCTCCTACTTACTACACGTACAACGGTGTTGATAGTAATGGTGACACTCAGATTGACATTTATCCAACTCCAGACAAAGCATACACCATTCGTTTTAACTGTGTTAAAAGAACGGGTGACTTGTCCGCTAATGATGACCGACTTACAGTACCTAGTATGCCCGTGTTACACTTAGCTATTGCTTTGTTAACCCGTGAACGTGGGGAGACTGGAGGTACGTCTGCTCCTGAGTATTTTAAGATTGCTGAGAACTACATGTCTGATGCTATTGCTTTAGACGCTCAGAAGCATCCAGAAGAAGTGATCTTCTATACCCCTTGAGGTAAACTATGGCACAACAACTTAACAGTATTAATCTTGTTGCACCGGCCTTTAAGGGAATCAATACAGAAGATTCTCCGTTGCAGCAAGACCCTTCGTTTGCAGAGATTGCAGACAACGCTGTAATTGACAAGCGTGGGCGTATTGCTGCACGTAAAGGCCATGACGTTGTTACAACAAACAAGACTGCACTAGGTACGGCTGCTCTAAGAGCCATTAAAGAATTTAAAGACGACGCCGGTAACTCTAAGATTTTTTCTGTAGGCAACAATAAGATCCTTAGCGGCACTACAACCTTAGCTGATGAAACTCCCGGTAGTTATACAATTAATGCTGACAACTGGAAGATGGTCAACTTTAACGACAAGATTTATTTCTTTCAGCGTAGCTTCCAACCTTTAGTCTATGACAACGCAGGAGGCTCTGTAGTCATTCTCAGTAGCGTTTCTGGTGCGGCCGGTGTTACTAGTGCTATGTACGGTAACGAAGTCCTAGCGGCTTATGGAAGGCTCTGGACGGCTGACTTTGGTGCTGATAAGTCTACTATCTATTGGTCTGATCTTTTAATAGGGCATGACTGGTCTGGTGGTACTAGCGGTTCTATTGACATCTCAAAGGTATGGCCTGACGGTCATGACGAGATTGTAGCACTAGCAGCACACAATGGTGCCTTAATTATCTTTGGTAAGCACAGTATTGTTGTTTATAATAATGCTCAAGCACCAGCGACAATGGCCTTAGCAGATACTGTAGCAGGGGTTGGTTGTGTTGACAGAGACACTGTGCAATACACAGGTACTGATGTATTATTCTTGTCACATACGGGGCTAAAAAGCTTTGGTAGGACAATACAAGAAAAGTCAATGCCTATTACTAGTTTATCTAACAGCATTACTAAAGATATTATAAACCTGTTGCAAAATGAAATTTCTTTTTACAGGACTGTCTATAGTCCAGAAGAAGGTTTCTACTTACTAACCTTTGTAAATCAAGACGTAACCTACTGTTTTGACGTAAGGGGTACACTAGAAAACGGCTCTTATCGTGTTACTCGTTGGCCCGGCACAGGTTTTACGTCCTTTGGTAGACTTGAAAACGGTAAGTTGTACATAGGCACTACGGAAGGCATTAGCGAGTACAGTGGCTATAGTGACAACGGAACAAAATACAGGTTTAAGTACTATAGTCCGGGTTTGACTTTTGGTGACCCGTCTATGCTAAAAAGAGTCAAGAAGATTAGGCCAACACTGGTAGGCGCTAATAGTGCTACGGTGTTTCTTAAGTGGGCCTATGACTTCGACACATTCTACAGAACTGCAGAGTTTACTGTAGGAAACCAACAACCTGCTTTCTACAACGAGGGCGAGTTTAACGTGGCAGAGTTTACTGGTGGTGAACTAACGTCACGTAGAGCAGTTAACGCTACTGGTGGTGGCGGAGTTATTAACATAGGTCTGGAGGCAGACATAAATGGTTTTGCATTGTCTCTTCAAGAAATTAACGTATTAGTTTTAAAAGGTAAAGTACTATGAGCAACTACAGTAAAACTACTGACTTTGCCGCTAAAGACAGTCTACCTTCTGGAGACAGCGGTAAAATCATTAAAGGCGCTGAGTTTGAGACGGAGTTTGACGCTATCTCTACAGCTATTGCTACGAAGGCAGACACAGCATCACCAACATTCACAGGAACAGTAACAATACCTGCATTGACATTCAACGGTACGCTGTCAACAGGAACAATTGATGGAGGTACGTACTAATGAATCAAGGTGATTCAGGACAAGGAGCGTTGGGATCAGGGCAGTCTACTCCTGCTACACAACAAAGCTCTGGAAGCTTCTTTGACTTTTTAGGCGGCCTTAGTGACTACATATCTCAGCCCGGTGTTTTACTTCCCGGTCTTCTTGGTGGTCTGCTTACAGGAGAATCTTACGGTCGTCTTAGTGACATAGGATCGCAAGCTAGAACCGCTGCTGACGCACTGGCACAACAACAACTAGAGCAAACTCAGTTTAAACCGTTTACTGTGGCTACTGCTACTGGTGGTCAGTTTGGTACTCAAGTTGATCCTGCTACTGGTCAGTTTATGACAAGTATGCAGTTGTCTCCTCAAGAACAAGCTATGCAACAACAGTTGTTTGGGGGTGCTGGTCAGTTCTTTGGTGGCGCTACTGCTGATCCTGCGGTTCGTGAACAAGAAATCTACGATCAGATTAGAGCAGCTACCTCTCCTCAAGAACGTATGGAACGTCTAGGTCTTGAAGAACGTCTAGCAGCACAAGGACGCCTTGGTGTACGTACTTCACAGTTTGGTGGAACTCCTGAGCAACTTGCTATGGAAACCGCACAACAACAAGCTATGGCCCAAGCTAGACTAGGCGCTGCACAGCAGTCACGTCAAGAGCAAATGCAACAAGCACAGCTTGGACAACAGTTCTTAGGTGCTGGTTATGTTCCTCAGACACAACTTCTTGCGGCTACACAGCCTTCTTATCAGCTTGCTGGTTTGCAGAACCTTCTTCAACGTCAAGGCGCTAACTTGTTTGGTGAAGCTACTATGTCTGGTATTGAGTCACAGTTGATATCAGAACAAGCTAGAGCAAATCTCTTGGGTCAAATTGGATCAGGACTATTAACTGGCGCGTTTACACCGCAGCAGTCTAACCCTTATGCTGGTTTGTTCGACCAACTTTCTCAGTTTTTCCCCGGAGGTGACTAATGGCTAAGTTTTCACAAGAATTTTTAAGGGCTATGGCCAACCCTGCAATGGGTCAGGGGTTGTTTACTGCTGCACAACAAGCGGCAAAACTTCCGGGTCAGTTACAGCAAATGCAACAGACTCAACAAATGCGTCAGCAATTGTCTCAGATTGATCCTAATTCTCCTGAAGGTTTAGCGCGGTTAGCTCGCTTTTATCAGTCTCAGGGAGACATGGCAAACGCAGCAAAATACGCCAAAGCTTCTCGTGATTTAACTGAAACTTTATCAGCTAAAACTGCTTTAGGCAATGAACAAGAAAACTTAGCTAAAAGGGCAGAAAGCTTGGGTCTTGGTGATGTAGCATTAAGGGCTAGAACAGTCACAGATAGAAAAGCACTAGAATCTATTGCTAGTGATCTTAGAGAATTAGAACGAAAAAAAGTACCGACGCAAAGCATACCTGTACGTCGTAGAATAGCCGCTGCTGCTGGTATACCACAAACTCAATTTGATTCTTTAAACTTAGGCACAGTTTCTGATAACGAATTTAATTCTATTATCAGCGGAGAAAAAGGTAAACAAACAGCGTGGCAAGATGACAAAGGAAACCCAAAAGTTTACAGGGTAAATGACTTTGGTCTTGTTTATGATGAAAAAACAAAGCAATGGGTTTCTCCTTCAACACTTGGGTTGACAAAAGCTCCGGAGGCTGTTCAGCGTGTTATTGATGGTAAAGACGAGGTTACTACGGAGTTAGCAAAATTAGCTGTAGAAGACTTTGGTGAAATGCACGAAAAGGCTGTAGGTGCAAAAAAAGCTTATGATGTTATTCAAAAACAGCTTAGCAGGATTGAAGGAGGAATGCCTACAGGATTAGGAGCAGACATTCATGTTTATTTGTCTCGTGTAGGGGCGTTCCTTAAGTTGCCTTATAGAGGGAAATCGGCGGCAGACGCACAAGCATATATGATAGACGCAGGAAAATTAGTGGCCGAACAGATTAAAGATTTTGGTTCAGGCACTGGCCTTTCGGACGCTGACCGTTTATATTCTGAAAGGATACAAGGCGCTGACATAAACATGCAAAAAGAGGCTTTACAAGAAATTCTTGAGTTAAGGACTGACGAAGCAAAATACGTAATGGATACTTACAACACAGCTAGAAACAAATTAATGTCTAAAAAAGGAAGAGAAGGTGCCTCTGCAATTTATTCTGAAATGGTTTACGATGCTCCTTCGGTATCGACTGGCGCACAAAGTTATTTAAATTTAGTTATTCCTCAGTCTTAAGTCGGAGAGTAAGATGCAATACACAAAAGACCAACTTTTGGAGGCAATGCAACTTGCGGCTGACGATGGAGACATGAAGGCAGCAACAGAAATTGCAGAACTTTTAAATAAACAACACGGAGCATATCAACCACCGACGCCTCCTCCAGAACCGGAGGTTGCTCCACGTCCTTATGGAGAGCAAGTAGCGCAAAGGCTTGAAGAATTTGACCCTGTAGGTATAATTTCTGAGTTTCCTGAAAAGGTCTCTGAACGTGCTGAACGCATGGCCGTAAGAGACCCTAGTGGTATGGAGTATATACCTACTGCTGTTTCTCAGGTAGCCCGTACAGGAGGTGAGCTTATAGCTGGAGGAGTAAATCTACTCATACCGGACAGTGTAAGAGAAGGAGCAGAAGAAGGTTGGAACAGGATTAAAGACACTGCATTAGTTCGTCAAGCTGGGGCTGCAGCCAACGCTGGTTACGATGTTTACAAAGGATGGGCAGCTAGGAACCCAGAGTTTGCTGAAACATTTGAAACTTATGTTGACATTACGTCTTTGTTTGCTCCTGCAAAAGAACCTATAGAATACGCGGCAAAAAAAGCAAAGCGAAAATACAATACTAAAAATTTAGAAGAGCGTAGAGCAGGTATTAATAAACTTATGGACCCTCATGTTGTGGGAGAAACATTTTACAAAGGAGACTTCAGAAGTGTTGGCGGTCCTCTTGACAGAACTGTTTATGTTCCTACAGAACGTGAACAAATTATGAGACTTACATTAGAGACTGTAAAAGACTTAGACCCTAACTCTCACTACGCAAGAGCGTATACTGTTGTAGGGGATGACGTGTCTAGGTCAGCCAAACAACTTAAAGCTTTTATAAGAAAAACAGGAAACCCCGCCTTTCAAAAAGAAGACCTTGTTAGCTCTTTCAAAGAAGCGTTTGACGAAATGACGGAAAGCGATGATTTTATTGGTTTGTCTAACGAAGCCCAAAAGAAAGCATTAGAATACGCTGAAAGGGCTGTACAAATTGTAGATAAAAGAGAAGCAAACGCTTTAGGTTTGTTGGACGCAAGACAGCGTTTTGATAAACTTATGAATGCAGGGTCAAGAAAAGGAGATGTCTTAGACCCAACAATAGAAACTGCTAAAGGTGCCGCAGGGCGTTTTATTAGAAACGTAATGAACAACAAACTAAAAGAAATAACTGTAGGTGATGAAGTTCATAACCTGTTAGACAGACAGCACAATCTTATGTTGTCTAGGGACGTTCTTCGTATGCGTATGTACGGAGAAGGAAACAACAAGCTATCTCGTTTGTTTGATAAAATAAAAGGGGCTGCTAATCTTCCTTCTACTCCTTTAGCTCTCTACGCTACTGTTAAAACCGGAACAGCAGCAGTAGCAGGAGCAGTAGCAGGATCTTCAGTTGGTGCAGCAGCGGCTACAGGAGCAGCAACGGGTGCGGGTATTTACTTTGTTCTTCGACAAGCAGACAAAAAAACAAGACTTAAGTTTTACTCTAAGATGTTGTCGGCCACTGATAAGGCTGTCAAGACTTACTCTTCTGATAAAAACTTAGTTGCTCAACTAAAAGCAGACCGTGCTTACGTTGTTTATCTGATGGATCAAGCGAGAAAAGAGGAAGAAGAAAGTGGCGATTAAAGACATTCCAAGAAACCTTGCAACAGGTGCTCAAAGACGTGTTGATGATTTTGTTGAACAAACTCGCAGATACAACAGGGGAGAAATAGGACTTGGAGACCAAATGCTTCAAGGGGCTGCGAACACTGTTGGTATGTTTGCTGATGTACCTCTAACACTAGCAATGGAAACAGCAGACCAGATAGCTCCTGATGTCCTTAAAAAGGGTTTTGCTCAGTTACAGCAAAAAATTACGGAGACTGACGCAGCTAAAGCCGCTATGAAAGTAGCTCAAGAAAATCCTCAAATGATGAAGCGACTGGGTTATGGTTTAGACCTGTCTATACTTCCTGCAGCAAAAGCAGTAAAAAGGGGTATGCTACAGGACTTGTCTATGGAAGCGCCTAATAGACAGCCGTTTTTCTATGGGTCTGGGGTGGGAGGTAAAATAGGGTCTATTGCTACTACAGCCCCCACTGCTGTTTTAGACACCTTAAGTCCTACTGCTGCTGCTTCTCGTAGGGGTGGAACACCTATGTCCTTACGTAGAGAGGCGGCTAGAATAACGCCTGAGCGTAGACGACAGGCCGCTGCTATACGACAAAAAACTCCAAAAGAAAGAACCGAAGCAGAAACAAAGTTTATTCGTGATTTTAACAAAGACCTTTCTTTTTTAGAAGGACAACTAGATCAAACACAGCTTCTGAGTACGCAAAGAAAACAACCGACTCAAGGCGTCGTAAAGTCTTTTGAAAAAGTACAAGCACGAGACATTCAACCTAATTTAACTCCTGAGGTTTTAGATACAGCCGCTGCCGACATAAAGCGCAAAGGCATTAACCTAAGCAAAGAAAACCTTGCTGTAATGGAGGAAAGGATACGAAAGGCTCAAAAAATTGGACCAAATGAACAAGTTCAAGTAGTGGTTCGTGATCCTACTGCTTTTACCGACCTATCTAAAGAACTTCTTAAGGGTCCGTCAAAAGTAGCTACTAGGGTGTTCCATGCTAAGGACGCCGTAAGAAGACACTTCCCTGACCAAAAAGAGTTTACTGACCAAGAACTTAGGGAGTTTGTTGCTATGACTAGACTTCCTGACGATAAACTGTATAGGTTATCCACAGGAAAAGAAGCAAACAGATTTGAACAGTACTTATACAAGGCAATTGAGTCCGACAAATACGGAACAAAAGGAAGACCAGATAAAGATACTATTGATATGTACTATAAGTACAAAAAAGACGAAGCATCTGGTAAGAAGCTGACTAAAACCCAGAGAGAAATATACGATGCTATGAAAGCTAGGGTTCAACTAGCGGCTGAAACTGTAGATGTTAGAGGCGACACCGCCTATTTTAGCGGGTCCCATAAATCCTCAGCAAAAGGTCTTGGGGGAGTAGGAGACGAGTACCTGACCAACAAAAAAGGCGATTTTGCCGGAGTAATCCACGACGAAAACGATTTGTTTGGTTTAGTTGTTCCCGGAGATACTAGAATAGTGTCTATTCCTAACATGAACGGGTACAATGTATTCGGTGATGCTCCTTCTACTCCTTCTCCTAAACCACAAAAACAGGTGTTCCAAGAAGAACTACAACAGATGGGAGCAAAGCCTGTAAGTCAGCGAAAAGAAGGGATGTTGGAGCAAGCAGCAGTAGCTATACAAAACCAACCTAGGCCGGACATTCGCCCTTCTGATTTTAAAAACTTAGCTACTACTGGTGCTTTAGCTGCTGGAGCAACAAAAGAAAGGCAGGGGCGCTAAGGCCCCTGTAGTTTACAACTCGCAGTTGTTGCCCGTACAAGCTAACTGCTGAGACCCTTCTGTCATATCAGAGTTCTCAGAGATGTTCCAGTCAATCGTCTCTGGGAATTCCTCCTTAAGCTTCTTATAGGTCTCTAAGTCTATGGGTTCATAAGGAGCCTGTTGGTACGTATGTTCGGAATAAGGGAGGAACGACACCCCACTAATCTTGTCGAACTTATTGTACAACCACTGGCCTACCTCAAGAAATTCATCGTCACGGTAGTAGCATGTCATGGACGGCTTATGCTCACACCAAAAGTCCTGATAAATCTCCCATAGCTCAAGTTGTTCCATTGCACCCATCTCAGAGGCCACCACAGCCCCGTCAGGGGACTTTATAGGGAAGCTGAATACCTTAGTAGTGGGTGACATTACGTCGTCCTCTACGGGGATTCCAGCCTCTTCAAGGACGGAGCAGAGTGGGTCTCTTGCATCTGCTCTGACTCGTCTAATGTATTGATCTGAGTATCTAGGGTGGATGCCACTAGCAGAGTCAACCAACTGACTAACAGTACCGGAAGGCTTAACAGCAGTAATGGCAGTGCTAACATTGATACCAAGACGACCAGCCCAAACTGCGTTAGTCTCAACAGCTTCCTTTTTAAGCTCCGTAAGCCACGTTTTGAGAACACCTTTATCTCTCCTTCCTGATAGGGTTGGATGATCCATTATACCCGTTAGACTAACACCCAGCAGTGCTTCTTCCTCAGTGTTCTTCTGCCATACCTTACGAAGATAACGGAAGTCAGTTAAGGTAGCCTGTAGAGTTCCAAGGATAGCCGCAGTACGTACTTTTCGTTTGAGGTCTGAGAGCGTATCGGTTGCCCTGACAACAACTTCTGATAGATTGCAGAATTGGTTAGGCCGTAAGATGATCTCGCTACATGGATTAGTTCCAAAATCATAGGTAGCATCTCGTCGCTCATTCCTTGCAGCTTGCTTTTGACTTGCGACTCTAGAGAACATACCTCGCTCTCCTGAACGGGACTCGTATAAACTTTT